ATTACATTATTAGTAAATAATTTATTAATTCTATCTTTAATATTAGCATTAGAATATTTTTGTTGATTATCATTTGTTACACTAGAAGAAATCAATCCCATTATTATATAAATATAGTAGAAAATATTTTACTATAATTAAATTATATAATCAATTATAAACTCAATTTATAATATAAACTATGAAAATAAAATTACAATTATTGATAATATTAATTTTTATAATTACTACATTAATTTTTTTTAAAACATCAAAAAAAGAAGTAATTTACATAACTTCTGATATAGATGGTAAAAATTATTTAGTACGTGATTTAAAAGATAAACAAAAAGCTGCGAATATGTTAGCAAGAATATATAAAAATATAATGCTATTAGTTGATCATCTTAATACAAATAAAGACGATAAATATAGTGAATATAAAAAATATATTGATCAATTAACAAATAAAATAAAAAATGTTATCATAAATGAAAGTAGTGATGATGGTATGTATACTAGTTATAGTGTAAATAAAGGTGAACAAATTGTTTTTTGTTTGAGATCAAAAAAATATAAAAATAAATTACATGATTTAAATTTATTAATGTATGTCACATTACATGAAATTGCACATGTTGCAACACCAGAATATGGACATACGCCACTTTTTAAAAAAATATTTGCTTTTTTAACAAAAGTGGCGATTGATATAGGTCTATACAACAAAATAAATTTTGAATCAATACCATTAGAATATTGTGGTTTAATGATTTCTGATTCAATTGTATAATTCGTAATTTTATTCATTATATATATATATAATGAATGATCCAATAAAGGTAATATTTAAATTTAAAAATAATAATAGTAGATTACAATATCATATATATATATATATTGGTAATATACCATCGACAATATTGACTATTTTAAATAAAATAAAAACATTATCATTTTATGATACATTATTAACATTATCAGTAAATGAATATGATAGATTAACTAAATATTATGGAGAATATTGGTATACCAAATTTTTTAATACTTATCATGTGGCTTCAATTATTGATAAAATTATTAAAAATAATGAATATATAAAAAAATTAACTAATAAATATGGTAAAGACTGGCTAGAACAACATATTAAAAAATATAAATTATCCAAAAAGAAAATTTTTTATAAATATGATACAGTTATTAAAAATGAAATATTAAGAAAAGAAATGAGGAAAAAAAGATTACAACATCATAAAGAAGATATTTTATTAGATTATACTACTAAAAAGAATTTAGATATTCAAAATATATTTTCTCCAACAATCACTAATAAAACATTTAGTGATACTAAAGAAAATAGTTATGAAAATGATAATATACAATTAATACATGCATTACATACACATACCATAAATAAAAATATGAAAGGTGGACAATATGATTATTCTGAAGATATCGATGAAGATAATGATGGTGTTATTGAATTTGAAGAAGGATTAGATCAAGATCAAAATTTAGAAGGAGAAGAATTAGAAGATTTAGATATAGATGAAATAGAGAAAATATATCAAGATATGGATGTACAAAAAGATGATAATATTAATAAAACATCAAATCTTATAAAAATTGCAATGAAAGATGATAAAATTTTAAAAAAACATCAAAATAAAATGGTAGATTTTGATACTTCAAAGGATAATTTAATGTATGATGAAAACTTAAAAAATGTGTATTATAAAAATTATATAACAAATCAATATATATTTAAAGATGATACTATTAAAATAATAAAAAATAAAATATGTTGTTCAATTAAAAATAATCCTAAATTTGAAAAGAATGCTTATATAATACCATCAAGACAATATTTATGGTCTGAATATTATTTTAATAATAACATAGAGAAAATAATGATTGGACAAAAATGGATAAAACGTACAAATATATTACATATAGATATTGAACCTAATCCAAATATTAAATGGTATGAAGAATTAAGAGGTAATTTAAAATTATTAAAAGATAATATTAAAAGATATGGTAGTAAAATTAAAAGAGAAGATGATGACTTTAATATTTTATATGATTATGATTATTATGTTACTAATAATGAAATATATTTATTAGATATCTATAATGAATTAGGTAAAAATTATTCAATAACTGAGGATATTTTAAAAAATATAACAGATGTTTTTATAAAAATTTATTTTCCAAGAATAAAAACGGATGATATTAAATATATTATAGATTATTTAAATGGAAATACAAAAGTAGAAAGTAATAAAATATTAACTATTTATGAAACTATTAATAATGATTTGATTGTAGAAAATCAAATAATGAATGATGTTGAAAGTGTTAAAAAAACTTCTATATATAAGAATATTTTTAAAGAAAATTATATTACACAATCAGTTATTCATGTTAATCTTAGATTACTTGATAATACAAAAATAGATTTATTTAGAATATTTAATGAATTCACAATGATACATAAATATCCATTTATACAATATCAAACAATTGATGGACAAATTATATTTAAATATAGTGAAAAATATATTGAAGAATTTAGTAGGAAAAAAGATAATATAAATGTATTATCTAAATGGTTTGAAAATGCACCATATGGTATAAGTTTTAAAATTCGTATAAATGGGAATAATAAATCAGATCAAGAAAAATTTATGGCAATTAATTTAAATGATAATGGAAGAATAGAATATAAAACACAATGGAAAGAAGATGATATGGCAACTATTGATGATATTAAAAATACATATAATTATGTGAGAGATTTAATTAAAAAAATAAATATGGAAAAAAATAAGGTTAAAATAGATATTCCAAAAGACATTGAATTTAAATATGCATTTATAAATTCTATTCAAAAATTTATACTTCCTGATAGATTTATAATTAATCATAATGATTTATCGGAATTTTCTAGATATTTTTATCCATATATCGCTTTAGTAGTAGAACCACGGAAAAGACAAGCAAAAATTAAAAAAGATATTGAGAAAAGTAAATTTGGTACATATTTAAGATATAAAAGAGTTTCAAAATATGAAAATCAAGCAAGAATAGAACAACGAATATTATATTTTATGAGAAATTATGACTATAATGATCAATCATTATCAAATGAAATTGGAAAACAATTTAATATAACAATTGAAAGGGCAATGGAAGAAATTGAAAGAGTAAGAAATAAATATCCACTTATAAGAAAATCGAGAAAAATATTAAAAAAATTAGAAAATATACCAAAATATAAACCACCAGGTATTGGTATTGATATTCAAGGAAAAACTAGAGAAAGATATAAAATTAGAATTTCAGGTGCCCGTGATAAAGATCAATTGAATAGAATTATTATATTTATGAATATATTAATCTTTTTGTATGTTGAAACTTATTTATATAAAAAACCAGAAAGACAAATTTTTAAAGAAAAATTAAAAAAATTAACTAATATTGCACATCGTAGAAATAAGGTTGAAGATATTGTTGATTACGAAAAAGAATCAAAAACAGTAAAACAAATGACAGCAATGGATAAAAAAAGAATTGGATTTAAACCAGAAAAAGGACAAAATCAATGGACCAGATCGTGTCAGAATAGTGGTAAAGATAAAAAGAGAAGACCACAACAATATATAACTGTTTATGATTTATTGGCAAATGGATTTAAATTAAATAAAGATACTGGTTTATATGAAAAAAAGGTAAAAATTAAGCAAAAAAACAAACAACGTGAAATTACAATTAGAGCAGTTGGTCTTAAGAGCACTACAGAAGCTAATACAGAAATAGTATATTATACTTGTAATCCGAAAGATAATGGAGAACATATGTTTGTAGGATTTTTATCAAGAAGTAATAATCCGTATGGACAATGTATGCCTTGTTGTTTTAAGAAAGATGCTTATTTATCAATAAATAAAAGTAAGAAAGATTATTATTTGAAATGTATTGGTCAAATAAAAAAAAAAGAAGTGATTGAAAAATCAGATATTATTGGAGATCAATTATACATATTACAAGATACTAATAAAATTCAAGAAGGTCGATTTGGACTTCTATCAAAATATCTTGATTTTTATATGAATCGGGCATTAAATAAAGTAAGAAAAATTAAAAATCATTATTTAATTGAAACAAAAACTGGTTATTTCTTTAAATATGGTTCAAAACAAGATTTTCCTTTCTTAAATGGTATTTGTATAATTTTAGATATTACATTAGATGAACTTAAAAATATTATTATTGATAAATTAGAAAAAGATAAAAAAGATGTATTATTTACAGCATTAAATAATGGTGATATACGTACAAGATTTAAAACAAGAAATAATTTTATAAATTTTATTGAAAAAAATGATATTTTACCATTTAGTTTATTTAATCATCTATTATGTATTCCAGGAGTTCTAAAAAAGTTTGGTATGAACATAATTGTTTTTAATAAAAAAACGACAATTATTAAAAAGGCATTAGAAAAAGAAAAAGTAAGAGAGGATTTTACTATATTATGTCAAAATGCTGAGGAAATCGAAAATCTTACGGATGAAAATCGTGATACTATCTTTATGATTAAAGAAAATAGAAATTTTTATCCTATAATTATGGTTACAAAAAAAGATTCTAATTCAAAAAATATAGATATTCAAAAAATATTTAAATATGATAAATCTGATGAAACAAATATTATTAATTATGTTATAAATTTTTATAATACTAATTGTAATACTGACATTTTTGATCATATTAAAAATAAAAAAAATAATATCATAGCAAAATATATTAATAAAATATTATCCAATTTACAAGATAAAAATTTTCATCCAAAATATCAAGTTATTGATTCTCGAAATAAATGTAAATATTTAATTACCAACAATGGTACTATTATACCAACAAAACAATCAGGTTCTATTTATAATTTATTAATCACTAATATATCAACAAATAAATTACAAAATCTAAAAACCACATTAGATAATTTAAAAAAATTATATATTTTATTAAATAAAAAATTACCTATTAACCCTATTGGTTTATATTATGATAAAAAAAATAATAATGAAGCTACAATTATAGCTATTATGACTGAAATATATACTAATGTACCAATTTTATCTGAATCCGTAAATATTTCATGGATTAATAGTAATGGTTATGTATTAGAAAATAAACAATTATATGATAAAATAGATGAAGAGATTGTTAAGGGAAAAGAAAATTATAATTTAGATAAAAGAATTATTAATACAAATTTTGACAAATATTATAGAGAAAGTTACGAACTATTTAGATTAGAATTAAGTACATTCATAAATGAATCTAATAATGAAAATATTAAAAATAAAATTATTCGTATAATTAATAATAAATATGTACCAAAAAAGAATAAACGAATATCTATTCGTAGTTTATTATATAAATTAATAGATAAAAATATATTTACTTTATATAAACAATATCAAAATAATATACAAAAAGGAGGTAAATCACATTCTAAGTTTGTTCATGTTACTAAAACATATCCTGATATTTCAAATTATAATATTGTAAATAATAGAGAAATATGTAATATTAATAATACTAAAGATAAATGTAATGATAATATTCACTGTTATTGGAGCCATGATAATTGCCATTTTGCAATAACTAAAGATATGGTTATAAATTTTGTAAATAGAATTAGTGAAGAACTTGCTAGTAATAGTATGAAAGCTCAAGAAATATTACAAAAAGATAATTATTTTGTATCTGATATTGTTGATTATAATAGATTCACTCAAAAACCAAATCAAAAAATTATTAAAAGTACAAATACTGCAATAAATAAAGAACTAACAAATATATTTGGCAAAGGTAATATACCAAAAATTGGTAGGAAGAAAATAATTAAAACTGCAACAAATTATGAAGATATGAATATACAAAATTCATTAAAAGACATGGGTGATTTTTATATACAAAATATAATAAATAATAATATTACATTATATCGTGCTTATAGTAATGGATTTTTTTGGTTAAAAAATACATATTATGCTATTTCAAATCGTAATTTAGGATTCTATAGTAATTTACAAACTGATATGGCAAACTATTTTAGGAGCATTACTATTGATTGGTTAACAGATAATAAAAATAAAGAATTTATTAAAAATAATTTACTTAAATATGTTAATAATAAAATTTCTAAAGAAACGATTAAAAATGTTGATAATAAAATAACAACATTTATTAATAAAATAAGTAAAGATATTAATAATAATACAAATTGTGTAATAGAATTATACATCTTAAGTAAAATTTATAATATTCCAATTATTATTTATAATAATGAAAATAGTATAATTTATATATTTGATGATAAATTAATTTATAATAGTATAACTGATAAAAATATAAATTTATTTAGTAATAAACAATATTCAAAATATTTAGATACTAATAATATTAAAAATTCTATAAATATGAAATTTTCCTTTATTGGAAGTAATGATATTCCTCATAAAATAGATATAATTTATTACAAATAATTTTTATGACCAATTAAAAAATATTTATATATTTTAATATTAAAGGATGAATAAATATAAAATTAATGATAATTTAAAACCTTACAGCAATAATGAACTATTGAAAGAATTAATAACAAAACAAAGAAAACTTATTTATCATGACAAAAAATTACAATATAGTGATTTAAAAAGGATATGTAAATATATTAATGGTAGTATATTTGATGAAAACAAATGTGTTTTATGGACAGGATATATTACTAATAAAAATAATCAAAATAAAGGTACTTATATTAATTTCTATTTTAAAAAAAAAAAATCAGCATTACATAGATTACTTTATAATAATTTTATTGAAGAATTATCAAATGATGAGTATATTAAATTTAGTTGTGAAAATAAAGGTACTTGTTGCAATGTGATGCATCTAAAAAAATTTAAATATCAAAAAAATACTAATAAAAATATAGATAATAAAATTAATAATAAAAATATAAATAAAACAATAAAAAATATTGAGCCAATTAATTTTAAAATATCTTTTGATTAAAATAATTTATATTATAATTATAATGGAACATAATCATATAAATTATATTTTTAACAACTTTTCTATCGATTCTGATAAACTATCTAATAATATTAATTTAAATTATCAGTATGGTGGTCAAAATAAAGAAAATATAAATGAACCAAATGGTGGATTTCCTCCAATTTATAAATGTGAAACATTTGATACTAGAAAAAATAATATTAAAAGGGAATATGTAACACATAAAAATACTGTTTCTATTAAAAATATTATGGAGGAAAGGAGAAAAGCTATCCCATTTATAAATATTAATAATTAATCAATTCTTGTTATTAATTTTTTTAACAAATTTGATATTATAAATACAATATATGTTACAACTATAAATTTTAATAGTGCATAAATAAATTGTCCTATTTTAAATTTTACTTTACATATTATTATTTCCATTTCTTCTAATTTAATAATATCTTTTTCTCCATCTCCATCACCATCTCTATTTATAATTGGAAGTATCATACCATCAAAAAATTTATTAGTTAACTCATTTATTCTATCACTAAGTACAGCTGCAATAGCTGTCGCAGCTATATTATTCTTTTCTAAAAATTTTATAAATCTTACAAAATCAAAGCGAATATCAAAATTATCTCTATTATTCATATATATTATCTTATATTTATAAATTATAAAAAATATAGATATAATTTATAATAATGAGTTCACAAGATATAATTTTAAATTCATTAAATTATTATGATAAAAAAAGAGAAAAATATAATAAAATATTATCTAAAATAAAATATGTATCTTTCAAAAAAACTGATTCAGATATGAAACATAATACTATTATTTTTTATGATAAGAATAAAAAACAATTATTTCAATCAAGATATGAATTAGTTGGAGCATATAATAATTATTCTAATACTTGGATATGGGCCTGGTCTATGCCACAAATTTCTAAAAATCTACAATATACATCAAGAAAAATTCTTAATTATGGTTTAGATATTATTGATGATTATGATAATAATAATATATTTCTCAAAACTGAATTAATAACTTCTCGTTTTAGAATAAGTGATCCAGTACAATTAGATATACATTTGAGTATTGCTGCTTATATAGCTAAAATACCAATTATATTTAATCTTTATTATTCTCCAAAACGTATTTTAGAACAATTTTATGAAGGATTCACTAAAATAAAAAAACCAAAAAAAAATGATTTATTCACTAAATATTCTATCTTTATACTTGATTATGGAAATATATCTGGATAATATTTAGGTGCATCGTATTTATGTAATTGTACTCTATAATTACTATCTAATTCTTTTACATAAACTATATCATCATCATATAATTCTCTTCTTTTAATATCTAATGGTATTTTTATTTGATCTAAACCACTATTTATTGCAGTATAATATTCATAGCGTTCAGATCTAGGATATTCTTGTCTACCAAACAATCTTAAGATCTTATTTTCAGAATTATTATCATTTTGTTTAATTAATATTCCTAATTGACTAAAATTATCAGGGTATCCTTGTGATGGTATATCAATGTTTCTTTTAAGATGATATGGATATAGTTCGTTTCGTGGTATTCTACGTGATGGTTGTTCTAAAGGATTGTATATTTTATTATAATCATAATCTCTAATTATATCTTTTTGAGGATATACAGTTGGATGTGATTTTATTGGGGTAATATGTCTTTCTACAATTACTTTATTAACTTTCTTATTATTTTTTTTCTCTTTCAAGACAGTATTTTTAATATAAATATCATAATATAGTTTAAATTGTATAAAAATACATATCAAACTAAATATAAATATTGTAATTATTATTGCTAGTAAAGATTTATTAATACAATAATTATCT